TCGACGCCCGATGGCACCGAGATTCTGATCACGACCACGCAGCAGATCACGGCGTTCACGCTGGCGCTCAACGGCGCCGCAGCAGCGTATGGTGATCCCACCACGCTGGCCGCCGAGGACTTTTTCAGGATGCGCTTCTACCAAGCGACGAACTCCTGGTATCGCATCGCATAAGGAGCAATCATGTCCGTCGTCAATCAATTCAGCCAACGCGACAAGTCCAACCAAGTTGTCACACCAGCGGCCGGGTCGGCCAGTGTGAGCATCAACCAGCAGGACAAGGCCGTGCGCCTGGTCAACACGGGCGCTAACGTCTGCTATGTCCGCATTGGCACTGGCGCTCAGACGGCTACCACGGCCGACGTGCCCGTGCGTGCTGGCAGCGAGGTGATCCTGCGCAAGAAGAACGGCGACGACACGCTGGCGCACATCAGCGCGGCTGGCACAACGCTCAACGTGGCGACGGGCGAAGGCGGGGTCTGATGTGGCAAAGTCCCCGGCCTGGACGCGCAAAGAGGGGCAGAACCCCAAAGGCGGCCTGAACGCCAAGGGGCGAGCCTCGGCCAAGGCTCAGGGCATGAACCTGAAGCCGCCGGCACCGAACCCCAAGAACGAGAAGGACGCCGCACGACGCAAGTCGTTCTGCGCTCGCATGGGTGGGATGCCGGGGCCGATGAAGGACGAGAAGGGGCGCCCGACACGCAAGGCGCTGGCCCTGAAGGCTTGGAACTGCTGACATGCAAATCCCCATCGTCTCGGGCATCTACACGGACAACGGGCCTGACCTGCGCACGGCCTACCCGGTCAACTTCTTCGTCACGCCTAAGGGCAGCGGAATCAGCGACAGCTATCTGCGCCCTGCGGACGGCTTGGTGAGCGATGGCACCGGCCCAGGTACTGACCGTGGCGGCATCGAGTGGCGCGGCACGCTCTACCGGGTGATGGGCACTAGCCTTGTCAGCGTGGCCAGCAATGGCACGGTGACGGTCCTGGGCGACGTCGGTGGTCCGACCAATCAACTGGTGACGTTCGACTACTCGTTCGACCGTCTGGCCATCGCATCAGGTGGCCGGCTGTACTACTGGAACGGCACGCTCACGCAGGTGACCGATCCAGACCTCGGAACGGTGCTCGACTTCTGCTGGGTCGATGGCTACTTCATGACCACCGATGGCGAGTTCTTGATTGTCACGGAACTGAGTGACCCCACGCAGGTCAACCCGTTGAAGTACGGCTCGTCTGAGGCCGATCCTGACCCCGTGGTGGCCCTACTGAAGCTGCGCAACGAGGTCTATGCGCTGAACCGCAACACCATTGAGGTGTTCGACAACGTGGGCGGTGAACTTTTCCCATTCCAACGCATTGATGGAGCCCAGATTCAGAAGGGCGTGGTCGGCACGTTCGCCTGTTGTGTCTTCAACGAGATGATCGCCTTCCTCGGCAGCGGCCGGAACGAGGCGCCTGGCATCTACATGGGCGCGAATGCCACTGCCACGAAACTCAGCACCGATGAGATCGACCAGGTGCTGCTGCAGTACACCGAGGCGCAACTGTCACAGGTCAAACTCGAAGCCCGCAACGACAAGAACCACCAGCTTTTGTACGTCCATCTGCCTGACCGCACGGTAGTGTTCGACCTTGCGGCCTCTGAGGCGTTGAGTCAGCCGATCTGGACGACGATGGTCAGCACCACGGTCGGTTTTGCACAGTACCGTGCTCGAAACTTCGTCTGGGCTTACAACCGCTGGAACGTGGGCGACCCGGCGTCGTCGGCCATCGGCTACTGTGTGGACACGCGCAGCGACCACTGGGGCCAGATCGTGCGCTGGGAATTCGGCACGATCATCGTCTACAACGAGGGTAATGGCGCTCTGTTCCATGAACTCGAACTGGTGGCGCTCACGGGTCGTGTGGCGCTGGGCTTGAATCCAGCAATCAGCACCAGCTACTCGGTGGACGGCTCGACCTGGGGTCAGGATCACTTCATCCGCGCAGGCACCATCGGCAACCGCGCCAAGCGCCTGGTGTGGCTGCGGCAGGGCAATATGCGCAACTGGCGCATGCAGCGGTTCCGTGGCGACAGCCAGGCTCACCTGTCGTTTGCCCGTCTTGAGGCTCAGATCGAGCCGCTGGCGTACTGATGGCCACAACGAAACTCAACCTTACGCGAGACCAACTCGCGTCGTTCCTGCAAGATCACGAACAGATCAAGCAGTTCGAGAAACTGTTTTCTCTTGTTGATGGACTGCAGCCGGCGACGCTGAATGACATTGCAATCACAGCCGGTAACGCAGACCAGAAAGCCGTTGAGGCGCTGGACGCCTTAAACCGTATCGCTAACGCGCTGGAGTTGCTGGCCACAGCGCCGGTCATCCGTAACGACAACTCTGTTGTCACCGATTATGTTGACTTTGATACAGGCGCACCGTATCCAGAAGTTCGTGTCGGCCGTTTGCACTGGAACGGTGGCTATACGCTGAATCTGGACATGACGCCGAACGTCAACCAGGCTGTCGGTGAAAGCCAGTATTACTACATCAAGGCATCTGGTGCGATCACCAAAGGTCAATTGATCATGTTCGACGGTGCCGTTGGCTCGTCGGGCGTGCTGCAAGGCAAGCCGGCCACAGGTGTCACCAATGGTCAGTTGATCATGGGCGTGGCTGCCGAGAGTATTCCTCTCAACGGATTTGGTCTGATCTCCAGCTTCGGTTTGGTGCGAGGATTCAACACCTCGGGTGCGCCCTACGGTGAGACCTGGGCCGATGGCGACATCCTCTACTACAACCCATCATTTGCTGGTGGCCTGACCAAGACGCAACCGCTGGCCCCGGTGCCGCATGTGGTAGTGGCTGCCGTTGTCAACGCTGCCACGGGTGGATCAGGTTCAATATTCGTGCGCGTGCAGGCCGAGCCGCTGGTCAGCCAATTGTCAGATGTTTTGGTCTCATCACTCGCTGGAAATGACATCCTCGTCTATGACGGTGTAGATCAGCGGTGGGAGAACAGAGCACCGACTGCTGCGCGTGACGCACTTGGTCTCGGGACTGGCAACCCGTCGAATGGTCAGTTGTTGATTGGGAATGGAACTGACTTCACAACGGCTAATCTAACGGCCGGAACGGGTATTCAGGTTGCAAATTCCGCAGGTGGGGTTACGGTGTCCGCTGATGTAGCGGCACTGACTGCAGGTGCGAACATCTCAATTACCGGAGGCACCACGAAGACGATTGCGGTGACGGGTCTGGGATCAATGGCATTTGAAAACACGGGTATCTCAGCCACTATCACCACCGCCAAACTTACTGCCGGTGGTGCTGATGGAAGCATGACGTTCACCAACGGTATCCTCACGGCTCAAACACAGGCGACCTAATCATGACCGTCACCGTCAAAGTCCTCGTTCCTCCCAAGCAGATGGAGGCCACGCAGACCACGCAGTACACCGCCGCGAATGCCAAGGCCATCATCGACAAGGCCACGGTGACGAACACCGACACGGTGAATCGCACGTTCAGCGTGAACCTCGTCACCTCTGGCGGCTCGGCTGGCAACACCAACCTTGTCATCGACGACCGCACCGTGGTGCCTGGTGAGACCTACACCTGCCCCGAGTTGGTGGGCCAGGCGATGGAGTCTGGCTCGTTCATCTCAACCATTGCCAGTGCGGCCACGGCGCTCACGCTGCGCGTGTCTGGACGCGAAATTACGTGACGGGTATGATGCACGCGCCGAGTGCATGGCTTCCGGCGGCCTCTGAGGATGCCGTGACATACAGCCTGCGCACACACTTCGATTCGCTCATGCTGCCCACCGAGGCGGCTGAGTGGCTGTTGATGCTGTGGGAATCCATCCAGGCGTTTGACGACTACGCTGATGGTGATGCTGTCGAGCGACCAGTGCTCGACGCCCTGATCTGGAACACGCTGGTGGCCATGCCACGCAATGCGTTTTTTTCGCAGAACGCGGTCGAGTTGCTGCCGCTGCTGGGCTCGATGGTGCTGAAGTGGCAAGCCTCCGACCGCGTGGAGCGCGAGGGCGGCGCGTCGGCTCAGTCCTACGT